AGAGCGAGGAAGGATTGTTCAAATCCAACCCGAACAACCCGCAATTCGAGCCGTAAGGCCAGCTGCCGCCATGATAGCAAACTTTAGTCGTGCCATCTTTTACAATAGAAAAGTAATCGCTCCATGACCCTTGCCCCATAGATGGTGTGGTGGTTGATGGAATAAATAGCGCTTTTAGATCAAACCCACTTCCTGCCGTATCTGCCATGTTAACTACCCATCCGCTATTTGGTAGGGTAACTCCTGTGTTAACCCATGACTGCGACCCATTTTTGTTCCATATCCAAAGTACACCGTTTCTGTTTTCTATGCCCTGCACCATGCACCATACATTCCCCCATAGTTCGTGTATTGCACGCCATATAGCATTTGTATAGCCAGTATTAAAAGCAGATCCTATAGGAGAATCACAATTACCACGTCCAAGTATGGTCTGTGAGTCAGGGGCCCCCATTTCGATTAATGCTAAATACTGTATTGCCGCTAGCTGATATATATCTATTAACCTAAAACCAGTAACGCCACTAGCATTTCGCGCAGAACATCTGCTAACCATTGTCGGGAAATCGATCGAGACTAGTGGGGGCTTATTGTTTTGACTACCAGCTTTTGTTGTCCCATCCGCAAATGCCTCGTAAGCGCCTACCCAGAAGTTATCTATTTCTACCCCTACGTTGTTTAGAAATGCAGGATGCACTTCAGAACCACTAAAGGCAGTTTTGTTGATAAACCACGCCTGCTTACCAGCATAAGGCCCAGCAGGAAGAGACATTCTAGCGTAGTGGAATTTATTGATGTTGACCATTGATTGCGAATCTATGTTTGTGACGTTAAGCAGATATTCTGGCCTCGAAGAGAAATACCCAACTGGTGTAGATATGGGTTCGCCGTTCAAGTCAACCCTATCCCATACACCCGCACCTCCTCCATTTTCAACTAAAACTACGCCAACAGGTTCAGTTAAAGTGGGTACTCTTCTGGGACCCGAATATACGAGACTGCCTTCAATATCAACATCCTTTTCAGTGACAAAAGCCGGCAGATCTACAAAAGGCGTTTCACCATCTCCACCTTTATATTTATTGGCCGTCATATCATAGCCAAGTTCTCCTTTATCGAGCGGTTGTATTTCTGATTCCCACTCATTAGCTGCCCCTCTTTTAACCGTGATGATCTTTGTTTCGTCTGCCATCTGAATCCCTCCTCAAATAATCTTATAATGTTTGCGGATCTCCGCCGTATAACCTGCCATCGTATTGATCGAGTGGCAATAACGGTGTTCCGCCGTATAACCTGCCATCGTATTGATCGGGTTGCAATAATGGTGTCCCACCACTGAGGCGTTCAGCTCTGATAATTACTCGACGCATCGGTAAAAACCCTATTGTTTTAGATTCAGGGTTCCACGTTACAAAAACAGGATCTATACAAGATGCAGATCTAAACAGTACTTTCAAAGATTCAGCCACAGTAGCTGGCCTTAGCTTCTTTTCTTCTGTCGAGAATGTCCAAAAACCGTCAGCCGGGACATAAGGTGCAAAAAGATTATCCAGTTCCTCTTCAAGACGAGGAAATGTAACAAATCCTATATTACCACCGATAATAGCAGTTACATTCTCCGCCTGATCGACAACTGTTATAAGCGTAAAGATAATATGAACTGCATGCGGCCCACCCCCAGCAGGTATATAGTCAGGTTCATCGCCCGCATTGCTATAGGCATACAATACTTCGTTCCCCTCAGCGTCCATTGCAAAAAGTCCTATTTCTCTAAACCAGTATCCATTCTCCAAATTCTGATTGCTAAGTATGCATTCGATTTCTGCCATGCCATCCCCAGTCACGGTGTTACTATTGATGGGTAAGTCTGTGATCCAATTAATTACGTCAGTCATGTCAGCTATTGAAGCATCTGGTGGCAGGACACCATCACCAGCCTTAACACGGGTGAATATTATTGGAGTCCCCGTTTGCCCTGCTGCTAATACATTCCTCCCTGCCTTGGTCAATGTCATTGCTTTAAAATTAGCCACTTAAACACCTCCTTTCAGCGCAGTGTAGTTAATGTCATATTACCAAGCTTGCCAGTTGCCGTACCATAATATGGCTTTGTAACAATGCTATCTGGCAAGCGTGTGGTCAGCGATGTTGTGCCTTTAGTCAGCTCAGGCATCCCATAATACAAGTCAAGATGTAATGGTCTTGATATTGTTATCTCGTCAAGCCAGCTTCGAACATTTTTTGCACTTTCAAGTGCCCTAAAGAAACTCTGCCATGCTACGCTATCTACCAAACTCCCTTCCGTAAGAATCGAGAAGTGATAAGGCTCACCACCATAATCAAACCATTCAATTATCTCTGCATAGCCGAATGCATCATTACATACCTGCCTGACAGCCCAGGGCGTTCCCTTTCTCCTGTGCACAAGAATTGAAGACTTTACCAGGTTTCTTTTAGCAGTAAGGCTTAAGGCAGGATCGTAAAAATCAACATGAAACTGCCATGCAAGCAAGTCCACTATCTCTTCCGACAGCTCATCTATGCGAGGCAGGATCAGCGTTTCAAGAATAGAAGAAGAAACAGTCTGTATCTCGCCGTCAAGCGCCTTTGCGGCAGATATGACATTTTCATCGCTTAACAGCGAATGCGGCAGCAATTCTTCAAGCGTCATCGTATAGAGGTCACGCATCTTCCATACCCCCAAAGGTCACTGAAACGGATCTTGCTATTGCCACCTCGGAAGGAGCAAGCACGGTAAACAATGGCGATATAACATCAACTCTTTTGGCACCTGCGGCAATCATCTTTGATATGAGGACGGACGGATTAATGTCGCGTCCTAGCGCTGATTTTTGCCAAGATGTCCAGTCATTTACTGCTTTATTGGCAGCTGCAGATATTTGTGACGCCTCAACAGCTCTATCATTTGCAAGCCACCACGTTACATCGAGATCATATTCGATAACCGTAGGGGCGAGGGCGAATACCTGATCGGTTAAAGGCCTGATTTTTTCATCCGAAACTGTCTCAAGCACAACATCTAATATTTCCTGTGATGGTATGCCGCCATTTTTGAGCAGGACGTAAATTTCGACCACTCCCGGACTTGGCGAAATAACCGCTACATCAGTTATATCCTGATGTGCAGTCCTAGCCCAGAAATTATAGGCTCCAGACGGCCCAGCAACCGAAAAGCTTTCAGGAGCAATCCTGATGCGATCACGGAAGTTGTCATCTGTTTCTACATTACTCCCGCCGGACGATTCAGTGATATTTACTACGCTTTGGACCCATGGGACAGGATCCACAAGTCTGTTTATCTGCCCAGGCAGGTACCCATTTCCTACTTCTCCGTCTTGAATACACTTGGCCATGACATCTATTTGCGTCTCGCCTGTCGGCACAGTCGCGGCGTCCGTTGTAGCAAAGAAAAGCTTGCCGTCCGGAGTTGCCCTAGTACTAAGCGGGATGATGGTTGTCCCTGGCTGAGGTCCAGACAGCGTGAACCTCAAGGTAGTCATTGCAGGATATGCCGGAAGTCTTGTGACGCCTAACAGTGCGCCCAAATGATCCAGATAACCATTGCTTGAAAAGGCAAGCAAATTCTGTTTTGCTGCGTAATCGATCAAAACTCTCTGTTGTGAAATGATCGAGGCAATTGACAGCAAAAACAGCCTGACAGGATCCCCGGGAGCGAGCGTCCGTCCAGCAAGAGATTCATAGTCTGCTATAATTTTGCTTTCGATAAGCTTTGCATCTTTTCCGGCGAATGTTATGTCTGGCAAATTATTAAGCATTTATCTCTAACCTCACTTTCGGCCTAAGTACGCCGTCCATGCCATCGCCTTCATATCTAACTTCAACCACTCTTGCGCGAGGCTCCCACCTGCGTATTGCCCCCACGATCTCGGCGCTTAATTTAGCCTGTGCGACAGGCATGGGATCATCCAGCATAGTGGCAGATATGCCAAATTCCCTATCGAGCGGGACGGAATATTTCACGGTAGTGAGGATCGTCTTAACGTTCTGCAAAACTTCTTCTTCAATCGTGTCAGGCGAAAAATTTATCTTGCTCACATCGCTTATTAAGCTAATTTCATGCATGTCACATATACTCCTCCAGCTCAATATTCACTTCTGCCACCAGTACATTTCCCCTGTTATCTATCTGTTTATGTGTCCTCCTGAAATTCTTTATTGCCCAAAGATTTTCTCCATAGCTTTTCCCGCCGATCACAAGCGACACGGGGCTGCCTGAACGCTGGACCAGCCTTAGTTTTTCTATTTCCGACATAGGATTAATGCCCAAAGCTACATCGAAACGCATCGTAAAGGTTATCGTATCCAAATCCGGCCCCAAGAACTCGGTCTTAGGCTTCTGCAGATGGATCTCGTGTTTCCCTGTTCTAATTGAGGAAGTTTGCTCGAAATTATCAAACGTAAGGACCTTGTCGCTTGATACAGAAAAAACAATTATGTTATTCAGTTTTTCATCGCCTATTGCCCCAATCATCTATAACCACCTTCTATTGCGGAGGATCTGTTGGGCCGCCACTGTCATTCTCAGGATGTACGTGATTCTTTAGACTTATCCCGTCAGCTATTACATCTCCCGTGACGTTGACATTCCCGGTTGCAGCTATATTGACAGGACCATTCACATTTATGTTCACGGCTCCTGCCGGTACATTAACTGTCAACAGGTGCTGTGCCCTGTCATATTCGATATATGTCCCGTCACCGAAAAGCATGGCCCGCTTGTCGTTGGTTTTGAGATCCGGTTCGTTGTTTGCCGAATATAAAGATCCCAAAACAAACCCGCTTGCGTTGCCTGTAGGCAAAAAGGCGCACAAAACATATTCGCCAATATCAGGCATCCAATAAGCTCTATTCTTTAGCGTTTGGGTTTGGAGCACCGAAAGCTCGTAGGAAACTAAATTATGTGCTTCAAAGACAACTCGCGCTGTTGCCTTTTCGGGGTATACCGCAGACACTTTGCCTACACGCAAAACGCCTTTTATGTTATCCATCAATATCCCTCCAGCGTCTTGCGCAGCTCCAGCTTTGTTTCATAGGCAGGACCTGAATGCGTTGCGCTCTCAATCGCATATTTGCCGTCAAACTTGCCGAAACCCGCCAAAGAAACATTGACCCCGGCGACAAGCGTGGGATTGCCAAACAGGGTCATGCTTGCCGTATTTTCCGATGCGTTGGCCTTGCGCAGCTTTCTTTTGCACAGCTTTTCCGCTTCGGCTATGCTGCTTACCCTTTCGTTTATGACGAGAGTCTTTTTGCCCGGTGGAGAATTGGGCGGAGTAAAGGTATATGTTATCGGATCTTCCCATATAGTTGATTGATATTCGACCCTCGCGGCAGAATATATCTTTCGCATAGAAGACGAAAAGGAATAGGAGATGATGTCGGATGTGCCTCTTGTTATCGTTGCTATACTGGGGGCCGCATCGTATTTCTCGTCATCCAAAATTATGATTTTATCGCTTGATACCTTTAGCCTTAGTGCGGCCTTATCACACAACCCCTGAAGAAACGATAAATCGGCCTCCTCCGACTGCTCTATTCTGTCATATTCCGGGTCATAATCGCTATCGAACATAAGCTCAAGCTGTGCGTCTGTCGCGATGTCGCCGGCAATGGCAGACAGCATGGTATCTTCCCACGCTCTCGTCTTCGTCTCATCTACGAGCGAAGACCTCACCGGTACAGACACGCCTTTCAATGTCATGGTATCTGGCGGACCGTCATAAGTTATCTCATCTATTTCAAAGGAACCTAACGGCAAAATGCGTGTAGTATTTGGGCTGTCCCAGTCATAGACAATCAACGATGAGGTCAGTTTAGCTCCTTTTTCTGGATACCAGCTTGAGCGCCAAAGGCCTTTTTTGTCATCAAGCGTTACCTGCAAATCGTCAGCCTTTTTATCGGAATTGTCTTGATACGAAAAGCTAATAAGATAATCCTTAAGGTCTGCAGTAATATCTACATTATTGTAGATAAGCGACAGCGATGCACGTCTTATCTTGCTCATGTTATGCGCCCCTCTTCCATGGCGGGAGAGCTTTAGGCAGTTCTACCTCGATATCCGGGATGTTCAATGCGATATCTGCAGGGAATATGACATAATGCATATACGTAGGGTTTGCGTCCAGCAGCGTGTTCATGTAGAATTCCGTGCCGGACTGTTCGCCATAAACTTTATAGGCAATAAAATCCCACGTATCGCCTTGAACAGTGGTATATTTACGCATAGCTCAATCTCCCCTGCTGTGCCAGGAAGGCCTTAAGCCTGGCCTCAAATTCTTCCTGTGCCTTTCTTTCGGCTCTAAGCACTTCGCTCCTAATTTGCTCCGGGTTAACCCCGCCTTGCTCGTAAATGTTTATAACAGGCGATGCCGGCGAATAGGTAATGTTAATTGGCGGAGCCGTAATCCCAGTTCTGCTTTCCCTGATGGCATCCAGCAGCCGGTCTAACGGCAATATCGCTTCCGGACCTTTTTCTGCCACCATAGCTACATGCGGGGTTGAGAATACGCCACCCTCGGCGTGTCCTGGCACAGGCGCAGGAGCTGCTGCCGGAGCCTTTATCTGCTCGATCATCTGAATGTTTACGCCCTTGCCTCCGACCATCGGCAGCCAGCTTGGAAGTTTTATCTTGTTGAGTTTGTCGAGGAACCAATTAACTTTGTCTATCACCCAGTTCAGGGCATTTGTAACGGCCTGGAACACTGATGTAGTGCCAGCTGTGATAACTCCCCACAGTGCGTTCATTGCATTGCGCACCGTTTCGCTCTTCTTATAAAGTATGGCAAGAACAGCCACAAGGCCTGATATCGCTACCACCAAAAGTGCAACTGGATTGGCTGACATTGCGGCATTTAAAAGCCACTGTGCGGCAGCGAATATCTTCGTCGATATTGCAGCTATCTTTGCGGCAACATCATACTGCACAAACAGCACATACAGCTTCGCAAGCTTTGCCAGCCCGGAAAATACTGCGAACTCCATGGCATGGACGGCCACATTGAACGCAAGCAGTCCGGCTGTACCTAGAACAATTACCTTTGTAAGCTTGGGATGCGCATCAGCCCATTTCGCAATCTTGTTTGCTACGTTCGCTATGCTGTTAGCGGCATCGGCCAAGGGCGGGAGGAGAACATCGCCTAAACTGATGGCAAGAGCATTTATGCTGTTGGTCATGAGCCGTAATGCATTGGCTGCTGTCTT